GACTCCGTTACGCTTGTTGATTAATCTGTGCGCCCACGCCACAGGCTCCGCTTCGAGAGATGCCAGCGCGATACGCGCCAGCGCCGAAGCCTCACCACATTGAACGTGGTCAGTTTCGATAATTTGCTGTAACTGCTCTTTGGTGAATTCTCTGGTAATAGTGCTCATAGGTTAGTCCTCCCTGTACGGATTTAATTTGTTGTGCAGTTTGTTAAACGGCCCCCATACGATGGAGCTATACCACTCAGCTATTTTTTCTGCCTGTTCTCCTGCTAACCAGATGAGGACTATCGGTGATATTGGAGCCATTAAAATAAGAAAGAGAAGGAAAAATAGAGCCTCTTTAACCCGACTTTGACGTGGATAATTCTTCCGGAATATTTTTGTCACAAGTTATCCCCCTCTTGATACCGCTCGAACCGGAACACAACTGGTGCGTTAGTCTGTTTAACCAGGCCAAATGATTCCGCTGTGCGGTAACTTCTTGACGCACGGCGAGTTACATCAACCTGAGTGGCTATGCGGCTGCGAAAGTCTTCTACTGTGCTGCACATTTTGAACAAGTTGCATGGAATGCATGCTGGAACCATGTTGCTGACCGTGTCATTTTCTGGCCTGTCCATTGCGTAGCCGTTGCTGATATTTCTTCGTACCGCTTCTACATGGTCTGCATGCCACTTATCGCCAAGTTCACAGCCGCAATAAGCACAGCGACCGCCAAACTTCATGCGCAGTTCTGCACGCTGTTTTTTCGTCAGTGCCATCTCATTCCCCCTTCACGCCAATGCCAGCGGCGCGGAGTGCTTCTATGAAAACATCAAGCCCCTGATTAAATCCGATAGCCTCATAAAACTGTTTTGTGTGCATGTCCGGTGAATTGCGATATTCGGGCAGCTTCACCGTCCGCGCCTCCAGTTCTGCTATGCGCTTCTCTGCGGCTTCCAGCTCATCCAGCAGCGCCAGTAAATCGCGAGTTGGTACCATGAAGTTCGGCATGAAGTTATCTTTTGCCTTTTCTGCTGTTAGGCGCAGCGCCTGTTTGTCGATGTTGCTCATTGCGCGTCCCCCTTGCGAATCTGGGCGGCGATGTCTTCGAGTACACCATCAGCGAACGAGCGATCGAAATCGCCTTCCGGCGCATCATCCATAAACTCTGTGGAGGTCAGTATCATTCGTGCGATGTCCGCAGCGTTCTTCGCTGTGTCTTCGATAAACCCAGCCTCCCATGCAGCCAGCATTCGGTTGGCAACAAAGTGAGCGCCTTCCTTGTGGGCTTGCGCCCGCACTTCAGCCAGGAAAGCCTGGTACGCAGGAATCTGCAGCACAGCCAGAGCTCCGATAATCTTCTGTACTTCTGGATGGCATTGATCGTAATGAGCATCGGTGATGAACACCGCGTCATTGTGAATTGCTTCAATTGCACTCAACTCCGCAGCCAGCGCCGCGCACTTGGCTTCAACCACGTTAAGGAGAGTCGTAACTTCTGCCGGTGACATATGCTCACCACAATCGGCATTCATCCTGGCGCTTTTAATCAGATCTTCGTATTTATTGCTCATACCCCTGCCCTCCCCCAAACCATCAATACTCGCTTCATCGCCGCGCTGTTGCGGCACTCCTGGCAGATCACGTTTGCCTCTGTACGCTGCACCAGCTTCGAATTTCCCTTCGGCATAGCCGGGATTGTTTCTGGTGCGTATTTCATGCCGTAATCGGTCAGCCGATAAAGCCGCTGTCCGTGCTTGCCTTCGAACTCGATCAGGCCGTCTGCCAGCAGCGTGCTTAACGGGCCGGAAATCTTTTTGGTGGTCATGCCGATCATCCTGGCAATGAAAGCACTATTCAGGCCCGGGTTATTACGCAGGGCTGCAAGAATCTGCCCACGAATTGTTATGGTCATGCTGCCCCCTTGGAACGGTAAGAATCCCAGGTGAATGACAGCGTGCACCCGCCGCCGTCGCTCATGCGGTCAATAACACGCTCACTCACGAACGCTGCCAGTTCTTCTTTGGTCTGGTTGCTGATCAGGATGGTCGGCTTCATACGCTCATAACGGGTGTTGATGATTTCGAACATGATCAGCTTCTCGGCCTCGCTGCCGAACTGGACGCCAACTTCGTCGATGATCAAAAGGTCCGGAGTGGTGAAGTGCGCAATCACGTCGTTCTCGCAGCGCGTCGCTGTTTTCGACCACGTTGATTTGAATTCGCGGGCAATCTTCAGCGCGGTGGTGAAAATTACCGGGCTCTGGTGGTTCTCGATGACATAACGGGCGATCGCCAGGGCGAGGTGGTTTTTACCGGTTCCCGGCTTGCCGCACATCACCAGGCCACCACCCTGCTTCAGGCGCTCTGGCCACTTCGCGGCATACGCCTGGCAAACCCGCAGCGCGCGCTCTGACTCCTTCCCCACCGGCTGATAGCTTTCCAGCGTGCACGTTACAAAGCGCTCAGGGATTTCGAGCTGGCGCAGCAGGCGATCGATGTTCTGCTGGCGCGTGCGGTCTTCCCACCGCTTTTTCTCGTCATACAGGAAGGTCAGCTCATCGCGAAGGCAGCCCGGACAACGAGTCGGCGGTGACGGCAGCTTGATCAGGCTGCTGGTAAGCACGCGTTTACGCTGTTCGTACTCGCCATGTTTCTCGCAAAGCACTGTTTCGAAGACGGTCTCGCAGTTAGGGAGCTGCTCTGGAGGTCTACCAAGGACTTCCAGCATTTTTTCGATAGCGTCGATTTTTTCGAGCAGTTCCATACTCAGTCCCTCGCCCAAGATGGAATTTCAGTCTGGCCATAGTCCTTGCCAGCGAAGTTCTCAGATACGCGAGACTGATTGCGGGCTGGCTGCTTGATGCCTTTCGGCTCAAACAATCCCTGCCAGCCGTTCGCAATGCTCTGGTTGATGATTTCTTCAGGCTGATATCCGCTGCACTTGCAACGCTCGAGCAGGTTGATGGCCTGGGTAACCGTCTGCTGAGACTTGATCGGTTTCTTCAGGTCGCGACGATAATCGACCCATGACTTCCAGACTGAAACTGACAGCCATTCAGGAAGCTCAACACCGGCCGGATCGAACGAAGCCGGTTTGGGGGATTTAGGGGGTTTATTAATATTGTCTTTATTGTCTTTTGTATGTTTGTCTTTTGTGTTTACCTGATTTGGGTAAGTGTCGTTACCTGATTCGGGTAAACATTTCTTACCTGATACGGGTAAATTTACCTCTTTCAGGTAAACTTTGTTTTCGTTACCTGATTTGGGTAATTTCACCCATTCGCTGACCGATTTGTTAATGCCCACAGTTCGCCCGATTTGGGTAAACACCCCGCGCCTGACTAACGCACTTTTAGCCGCAGAGCATTTGTGTGGGAGGATTCCGGTCAGGGCAGATAACTGATCATTGCTTACCCAGTCCGCCTTTTTGTTGAAACCGTATGTTTTGCGCATTACTGCCATGAAGACCAGCAGCTGATGCTGAGACAATCCAGCCAGCATGACAGCCTCCAGAAGTTCATTGGCGATGCGCGTATAGCCATCATCAAGATCTGCCACGCGCGGCTCCTTAGGTGCCACGTCAGGCACAGGGAAATTGATTACTTCGGCAGTGTTTGCCATAATTGCTCCTGTGAATTGATCCAGTTAATTCCATCTGAAAGCCGTTGGTGTTACAGCACCGCGGCTTTCGCCCATTCTGCGTTCATGCTTCAAAATCTCCCTTCGCTCCATCCCGGTTAGAAATCAGGATGGCCAGCAGCAGCGACATGTTCGGTACCAGGCTCTCCTGCCAGCGGCTTACGGTTGATTTATTTCTGCCAGCAACTTCAGCTATACGTGATATCCCCAGATCAGATATCTGGCTGCGTAACCAACTCTCTATCCTCCTAGCCTCCAATTTGTTGCGTGCGGTTGATGTCTCCATTTGCGATACTTCCTCTGATTTAATTGGTTATGCCGCCATTAGGCGGCGTTGTTGTCGATCGGTGATGGGAACAGCGTCGGTAAGTCAGGGCGAATCTGGTAGGCCTGAATTTCACCACCAGTTGCTTTCACGATGCTGTTCACATGCTCCGGAGAAACCTTTGCTTTGTTGTGTAGCCACTTGTAAACCGCCTGCTGCGATACTGCGCATGCTTCACCAAGGGCTTTTTGAGACCCGACGATGGTAATGGCGGTTTTAATGGTTGGATTCATAACAACCTCCGTAGTGAATATAAATGAAGAATAAAACTATGGTTGTATTTAGTCAACAACCATTTTCGTTTGATGAAATAAAACCACGGTTGTAGATTGCGTATATGAAAACGACACTCGCTGAAAGACTGAAGGAAGCCAGGACATTACGAGGCCTTACACAAAAGGCTCTCGGGGATCTGGTTGGGGTAAGCCAAGCTGCTATCCAGAAGATAGAAACGGGAAAAGCTAACCAGACAACAAAGTTGGTAGAGCTGGCAAATGCTTTGATGGTTAAACCTGAATGGCTAAGTTCAGGTGTTGGCCCCATGCGATCAGACGCTAAAGAATCAAATATTGGTCCTGAATCAGAGTGGGGAACTGTCGACGCATGGGACAAAAACACCCCGCTTCCTGCTGACGAGGTTGAAGTGCCTTTTCTTAAGGATATTGAATTTGCTTGTGGCGATGGACGCGTTCAATGCGAGGATCACAATGGCTTTAAGCTCAGGTTCTCAAAGGCAACCCTCCGACGCGTTGGAGCTAATACAGATGGGTCTGGCATCCTGTGCTTCCCTGCTACTGGCGACAGTATGGAACCCGTAATACCGGATGGTACGACTGTAGCCGTCGATACGAACAACAAACGCATAGTTGATGGGAAACTGTATGCCATTGGTCAGACAGATGGCGGGAATGGTCAACTCAAGCGCATTAAACAGCTGTATCGTAAGCCAGGCGGAAAGCTAATTATCCGCAGCTACAACAATGAGGCCTACCCTGATGAAGAAGCTGACATTGATGATGTTGAGATAATCGGCCGCCTCTTCTGGTACTCGGTATTGCTGTAGCGGTGGCCTGAAGAGACGTTTGGTTAAGGCCAGCAACGGATCACAACAAACACATGGGGCGGCGGATTAAGGGTGATGGAGAATCGAAATAAGTTGAGGTCAACATGAACACGTTCAGCATAATCGCGATACCTTTTTTTGCCCTTTCAGTGGTTCTGTTGACTCTTGGCGCTACCAGGAAGAACCAAGCCAGCTTCATCGTTGGCGGCGTGTTTATGGCGTCATGCGTGGTTAATGCCATTATCGGCATGTCTCTTTGAGCGCTATGAGATCAGGCATCCTCGTTACTTTGTCATGTGTGACAGCCTGGTATGCACTCTGCGAGCTTTGATGTGGTTTACCACTTTAATAGTCACCGTATCACTAAACTGATTAGCTTTACTCATACTCTTGTGGATTCGCTATTTCTGATGTCAATGCAAAAAAATACTAAGGAAACAAAAAGGATACTTATGTCAGATAACACTATTAAAATCATACCTCAGCACATGACCGCCACATCAGTTCTTATTACGCCTGATCGTGCTGAAACAATCATTACTTTTTACCGCCATGAATTTGAGCATCACATGCAGTCTGATGAGCAAGGAAAGAATAGCTTCCAAGTAAAAGTTGAGTTGACCCCTAACATGTCAGTCTCAATGAGCCCGGATCAAGCTGTTGCATTAGTAAAATCATTACAGGTAGCTCTCAGGGATAATGGGCTATGGAAAGACTGAAGCCAGTTTCTTCAGTTCAACCTACCTCAGGAACAACATCATCAGTTCTTCCAAGTATTATAGTTAGTGCAACCCTAGCAGCGACAACCGTTTCTCCTTATGGGGATCCATCTCAGTACCAAAGTATTGGTATTGATGCTAAGGTATCAAATAGAGTTTCATACGCCATGGACGAAACGGGTTTGCGCCCAAGTAAGGAAGATGTAGCGATGAAGAGTGATACCCTGGAGGTAAGCGTGAGCGGAATGTCCAGAGAAGAACTTGACGCAAAGCTTTCACAAAACAAATCAGAGGTAGAGTCTATTGCTGCGGAAATGCGTCGCGAATCAGCTGACTTTAAAACCTATTATACTCAGCAATTTTCTTCTATTGAGAGAGGTATTGCTGAAATTAAAGGTGAAATCGGCGGTTTGAAAACGGGACTTACAACGACTCAGTGGGCGATGGCCGTTGGCTTGACTTTAGTTACTGTGATTCTGTCTGGCGTGATGTTAGCCTCAAGTTGGATTATCTCCGGCAATGACAAGTCACCATCAGTAACCAGCCCGGCTCCAATTATAATACAGGTACCGACACAGCAACCATTAACGAGCGCTCCAACTAACCAATCGTCATCACAACAAGCTCCTAAGCAATAAATAAACCCGGCCACCGCGCCGGGTTTTTATTTGCCCTTCCGTACCATCTCAGCCGCATCCCGTAGCACCCCCTTGTGGATCACGTTCCCGACGGCTTTACGCTTCCCTTCCAGAAATCCCACAATGTTGTCTTTGTTGATCTCAATCCCGTTGTAAATCAGTTCGAACACCACACACCCAACCTCTCCAGCCATGAAGGCCATCCGGTCATCTGCAAGTTCATCACGTTCCATAGCCACCCCCTGATGTTTTTTGCAGCATAGCACCAATCTTTTATAAAAATAAATTCCTTTTAAATACAACCAAATAAAACCAAAACAACTATAAATACAACTATTGTTGTTGACGATAAAACAACTATGGTTTTTAATAAGTCCATCGAAACGAAACATCGACAGCTGAGCGAAGTTAGCCAGCGGCGGACAGCAAGTCGCCTGCTTCTTTAACAAATCAGACTGAGTGACAGGCAAGCCGTAGCTCTCCTGGCAAAAAGAAATGGCACCCGATGGGATCGAGGTAAGCACTGAGTCCGTATGCGTACGGTAGGTGTAGAGGACCACGCTGCGATGAGCTGATAAGTCACTCAATTTGAAGCGCTCCGATGATGGGGCGCTGATTCAACTTAGAGGAGTGATTCCAATGAAGAACTAAAGCGGACAGACCGCAGCCTAAAGGCAATGCAGCAGTAATGATGCCGCCCTGAGTCGCCGAATGGCGAGCCTGTGTAGTGATGGGTCAAGGTTCTTATATCAAAACAAGCTCCGGTAAAGCAGCGCGAACGCCAGACGCGCACCGGTTATGAGCGGCGATGAGCGACAAGGTCTCAAGGGCATGTGCGCGGCCACTGCGAGAGTGTGGCGAAGTTTACCAGCAGCTCTTTGCGAGGGGCTGACGGTAAACAAAAAGAGGAGTGTGTATGGCAGATAAAAAAACGGCGCCACTACTGCTTAACGTAGACGCCAGCGAGGTACTTACTCAGACCGGGGAGCTTTTAAAGTTACTTGAACTTCCAGCCAGTTCCTTTCAGGGAATTCCTGAGCATGTCGTCGATCTGTTTTTTGACCGTGTCCGTGGCCTGATTGACAACATCGTCCTTAGTGATTTCTCGACCACAGTCAGCACAACTGACGCCGGTGAAATTTGTCTCAAAGTCAAAATCATCGGGCTGGTTGAACATCTCACTTCCGCAGTCAGGGCACACGGTCCGCATGGTTTGCATGAATATATCCTTTCTACTGTTGGGGAGATTAAAGAGTAAGCGATTTCTTGCTGTTGGGGAATAGCGGGAAAGCGCGCGCCGGGCGCGGATAAATACCCCGGCACTAACTGGAATGTTTTGGGCTGGCAGACGGTTATCAGCTAGTTGGTGAGGTAATGGCTCACCAAGGCGACGACGGCCTTCCCTGCTGCTTGAAAGCGGGGAGCCAGCACCAAAACATTTCTCCCGCATCAGCGGGTAACGACAGAGGGTAAGGGTATGTCAGATAAGCAGGTTCAACTGTCTGGTAAATGCGTCTTGAAGATAGACACCATCAAAGGCAGCAGCACTATCGAAATACCAAAAGTGAATCTCAGCGGCAAAAACAATGCAGACGCTTTGCTTAATGAAGTGTTCCATTTTGGAGTAATGCGTCACGGGAAAAACAAGCTTCGCGAAATGCTTGAAGAGAAGCTTGATGGCTACGGGGAAGAGTACGAAAACCATGGCCTCACTTACGACTGACCCGCTCCGGCGGGTTTTTTATCGGCCATACATAGGCAGATTTTCGAGTCTGCCCATTTATGACAACCGGCGGCCATCCACCGCCCATTGAAACACTGAATAAATGCGTTGAAGTCTTGTATTAACCGTTCCGTTCGCCGCGATAAGGCCAAGAGGAAATCATGGTAAACCAGCAGCAGATCAGAGAGGCCCAACGGCTCGCGTCGTTCGCGGTGCTCCATCGCAATGCTCCGGCGTGGGAAGAAGCAATACGCCTTTACGCCGTCGCCATCGGGAGGACTCTTCACTGATGGAAACTTTATTCGCACTCGTCCTGACCGTGGCAATGACCAACGGTGATTATCAGGATGTCATTCTCGGCGTTTACGACAGCCAGCAGGAATGCAGCCTGGCAGCTACAGAGCAGAAAGTGTCAGCTGAGTGCTGGCCGGTAGAAAGCATCATCCGCAACGGCGAGTTCCCGGCGAAATCCATCGCGCAGCAGTAACCACCCTATTCAACCGATCGGCCTGGCTCAATGCGGGCGGGATCTGCACATCCAAATTTCAGGAGAAACCATGAGCGAAGTAACGGATTTAGTCGTCATTGAGAAACAGAACGCAATGGCGGTGTTTACCAGTAAGGAACAGCTCGATCCGATTATCGAGGCCATCGAGAAAGAAGCTCGTACCCTGGTACCCGATCTGACTACGAAGAAAGGTCGCGACGCGATCGCATCCATGGCGCATAAGGTTGCCCGCTCCAAAACCTATATCGACAACGCCGGCAAGGATCTGGTTGCCGAGCTTAAAGCCCTGCCGAAGCAGATCGACGAAAGCCGCCGCATTGTGCGTGAGCGGCTGGACGCGCTGAAGGATGAAGTACGGCGCCCGCTCACAGAATGGGAAGCCGAGCAGGAACGCATTAAGGCTGAAGAAGCCATGAACGCGATGCACGCCGAAGCGCTGGAGATGAACATCAGGTTCGATCAGGAGCTGGCTGCCAAGTTCGAAGCGGACCACGAAATGGCCCTGCTGATGAACAAGGATTTCGACCGTGACCGCGAAGAGCAGCGCCGCCTGGCGGAACAGGCTCAACGCGAGCACGAAGAGCGCATTAAGCAGGAAGCAGCTGACAAAGCCAAGCGCGAAGCCGAAGAGAGGCATAAAGCGGAATTGGATGCTGCAGCACGTCGCGAAGCTGATGAGAAAGCTCGCGCTGATGCCGCCGAGCGTAAGCGCAAAGAAGATGCTGACCGTGCAGAACGTGAGAAGCAGGACGCAATCGCAGAAGAAAAACGCAAAGCGCAGGAAGAAGCAGATCGCATCAAGCGCGAAGCTGAAGCTAAAGAGAAAGCCCGTCTGGCCGAAGAGCAGCGCAAAGTTGAAGAAGAAGCGCGCCGCGCCGCAGACAAAGAGCACCGCCGCACCGTCAACCGTCGCGTCATCGCCGACCTTATAGCTCAGGGCATCCCCGAAGAATTCGCGCAGAAAGCACTGCTGGCGATCGCTGGCGGCAAAGTGCAGGACGCGCACATCAAATATTGAGGCAACCATGAACGCATACCTCACTTATGACCGCATCGAAGATCGGCGCTGGGCTGAACAGCAGCTCACCGACGAGAAAGAGAAGTGGATCGACGACCGGGCGCAACAAATCATCGACATGATGCCAAAAGAGCCGTCCGGCCTCTTCCACTTCTCCGTACCGATTGACGCCAGTCCATACGAAGGACTTCGCAGCGATAAAGCTGGCGAGGCCTACAACGATTTCATTTCGGCAGTTGCTTACGCCCAGGCGGAATACGACTGGGAACACCGTACCGGCTGCCCATTTTAATTTTTGAGGGGATTAACGATGGCAAACGAATTAACAATCACAGCGACGTCGCTTCAGGAGATAGGCGTCGACGTCTCCACCTGGAGCGCGCTGAAGAACAGCATCTATCCTGGCGCCAAAGACGAATCGGTAATGATGGCGCTTGACTACTGCCGCGCCCGCCATCTGGATCCGTTGCTCAAACCTGTCCACCTCGTTCCGATGTACGTCAAAGACTCGAAAACAGGTAAAGGCGAATGGCGCGACGTCGTCATGCCGGGCATCGGACTTTACCGCATTCAGGCAGACCGCTCCGGCGATTATGCCGGGGCTCGCGAGCCCGAGTTCGGGCCCGACGTAACTCAGACGCTTACTGGTGTCGAGGTGACCTTCCCTCAGTGGTGCAAATACACCGTTTTCAAGCGCATGCCCAGCGGCGAGATCGTCGAGTTCAGCGCTAAAGAATACTGGATTGAAAACTACGCCACCGGCGGACGTGACACCACGGCGCCGAACGCGATGTGGAAAAAACGCCCGTATGGACAGCTGGCGAAATGCGCAGAAGCCCAGGCGTTGCGCAAGGCATGGCCTGAGATTGGACAGCAGCCTACTGCAGAAGAAATGGAAGGCAAATCGCTGGACGTTGATATTCGTGACGTCACCCCGCGCAGCACCACAGAAGCGCTTCCACCAGCAGCAAGCGAAGAAACACTTCAGGCGATCACCGATCTCTTAACATCGCTGAATAAAGACTGGGAGCAAGACTTCCTCCCAGTGTGCAGCGACATCTTCAAACGGCCAATTCTTGAGGCGTCAGACCTCACTGAAGAAGAGGCACAGAAAGGGTTCAACTTCCTTCAGAAAAAAGCTAAGGCGGCAGCATGACACCCGAAATTATCCTGGCCAGGACCGGCATTGATGTGTCCACCGTAGAGCAAGGTGATGAAGCATGGGCCAAATTAAGGCTCGGAGTTATCACCGCCTCTGAAGTGCACAACGTAATATCCAAGCCGCGCTCCGGCACCAAATGGACGGGCATGAAGATGTCCTACTTCCACACCCTACTCGCCGAGGTATGCACCGGCGTCGCGCCAGAGGTTAACGCCAAGGCTCTGGCCTGGGGAAAGCAGTACGAGGAAGACGCCCGCACCCTCTTCGAGTTCACCACCGACGTGAAAGTCACGGAGTCTCCGATCCTGTTCCGTGACGAGAGCATGCGCACCGCGTGCTCCCCTGACGGCCTTTGCAGTAACAATTTCGGCCTCGAATTGAAATGTCCGTTCACCTCCCGCGACTTCATGAAATTCCGCCTCGGCGGTTTCGAAGCCATTAAGTCAGAGTACATGGCCCAGGTGCAGTACAGCATGTGGGTGACCGGGAAAGAAGCCTGGTTCTTTGCCAACTACGACCCGCGCATGAAACGCGAAGGTATTCACCACGTCGTCGTTGAGCGGGATCCGCAGTACATGACCGATTTCAACGAAATGGTGCCGGAGTTCATTGAGAAGATGGACGAGGCGCTGGCGGAAATCGGCTTCACGTTCGGGGAGCAGTGGAAATGAAACGCGCACCCTTTTACCGCAGGCCAGGGCGAACCTGGCAATTCTCTGGCCTCCGTGAGCGCGTTATCTGGATGATTCAGACGCGAGGCCGCCCGGTAACCGGTAGCGAAATCGCTGAGAAGTTTGGCGTAACCCTGATCGAGTTTAACCGGGTCGCCAACGGCATCACCCGCGGCTCCGGACAGATAGCTCAGATCGTTGAGTCGGAAAAATGGCTCAACGAGGACGGCATCTGCGACCGGACATTTGACCTGGTAACGAAGCCAAAGGTCATTACACCGCAGGGAAAATCACGGCTATTCACCCGGCGCGCCATTGAGCAGTCGCAGGAAGGCAGACGGCAGGAATGCATTGAACGTGCAGCACGCCGTCGCCGCCTGATTGCTCAGGGCCTCTACATCGACGAAATGGAGTCCATCCTATGACTCACGCTCACGACGACATCAGGGTAGGCACATTGTGCCTTCCCTTCATTGGTCACGGCTGGCTAATGCCATGGGGTGAAGTGGTCAGCAATCCATTAAAGGCGCAGCGGCTCGCTGAGGAATATCGGGAAAGGCAGGAGGCGGCATGAAATACGGAAGCGTGTGCAGCGGCATAGAAGCTGCCAGTAAAGCGTGGGAACCTCTCGGCTGGAAACCTGCCTGGTTCTCTGAAATCGAACCATTCCCCTCAGCCGTCCTCGCCCATCACTGGCCGGAAGTAACCAACCTCGGCGACATGACCAAAATCGCCGATGCGGTCCGCGCTGGTGATGTCGAAGCGCCTGATGTTCTGGTCGGTGGTACGCCCTGCCAGGCATTCAGCATCGCCGGCTTACGCGAAGGCCTGTCTGACGACCGCGGGCAATTAACTCTTTCTTACGTGGAATTAGCCAATGCAATCGACACAAAGCGCCGCGAACTCGGTGAACCAGAATCAATCATCGTCTGGGAAAACGTCCCCGGCGTGCTCAGCAGCAAAGACAATGCCTTCGGGTGCTTTCTGGCAGGGCTTGCCGGAGAAAGCAGTGAGTTGCAGCCAGCAGGGGGAAAATGGACGCACGCAGGTTGTGTGTCTGGACCAGAAAGGGTTATCGCCTGGCGCGTCCTTGATGCTCAATTTTTCGGAGTGGCCCAACGACGCCGACGTGTGTTCGTTGTCGCAAGTGCTCGAAAAGGATTCGATCCCGCAGCGGTACTTTTTGAGTTCGACAGCGTGCGCCGGGATTCTGCGCCGCGCCGAGAAACGCAAAAGGCTGTTGCCGCCCTTACTGCACGAGGCGTTGGAACGTGTGGCGCAGACGACAACCAGGCACAAGCTGGACATCTGATTGCTTTTGGCGGTGGCAATACTACCGGCCATATTGATGTGGCGACCGCCTGCACCGCGCATGGGATCAGATTGGATTTTGATACTGAGACTTTCGCAGTGCACGGCACGCAGGATCCAGATACCAATTGCGAACTGGCGCATACACTTGGGCGAAACAACGGACAAGAAAACGCCTGCATCGCATTTAGCTACAAAGATAATGGCGCTGATGCGACGTCGGATTTATCGCCAACGATTCGCGCAGGAAACCACGATAAAAGCCATGCCAATAGCGGCCAGCCGCCAGCTATAGCGTATGCATTCAAGGCCGGACAGGGTGCTAAAGCGGGTGGCATTGGTTACGCGGAAGAGCAATCACCGACATTAACCAGCGCCAGCAGCGGAACCAATCTTGCACCAGCGGTAATGCATGGCGTGGCAGTTCGACGACTTACGCCAATTGAGTGCGAGCGGCTTCAGGGCTTTCCTGATAGTCACACTCTGATCGGCTGGCGCGGGAAGGACGCTGATGAATGCCCGGACGGGCCACGTTATAAAGCTATCGGCAATAGCATGGCAGTACCGGTTATGCGTTGGATTGGTGAGCGCATCGCCGCTGCGCTTCCAGTCGAAGAGCCTGCACCGCGCAACTGGCAGCGCCCGTTCCTTAAATGGGCTGGCGGCAAATATTCGCTGCTGCCGGAACTGGATCGCCTGATCCCCGCAGGGAAACGCCTTATTGAGCCTTTTGTGGGTGGCGGCTCGGTGTTCCTTAACTCAGACAAGCACGAACGCTTTCTTCTGGCTGACGTCAACGCTGACCTGATTAACCTGTATCAGATGCTGGCGGTGGTCCCAGACTCGGTGATCTATGAAGCAATGAAGGCGTTCAGGCATCTGAATGATGCCGAAAACTACACGGAAATTCGTGAAGCATTCAACGCGCAGCGGCTGGATGCGGTTGAGCGCGCAGCAGCATTCCTTTACCTCAACCGGCACTGCTTCAACGGCCTGATCCGTTACAACCTGGACGGTTTTTTTAACGTCGGCTTTGGGAAATATAAAGCGCCATATTTCCCGGAAGAAGAGATCAGGGCATTTAAGCGGAAGGCTCACTCATGCGTATTCATGAATGCAGGCTTCAGGCGCACGCTCGCACTGGCTGGTGATGGTGACGTCATTTACTGCGATCCGCCCTATGAACCGCTTCCCGGCACCGCTGGTTTCACTAACTACGCGGCTGGTGGGTTCTCATGGGATAGCCAGGTAGAGCTTGCGGAAAGCTGTGTGGCAGCCCACCAGCGGGGGGCAAAAGTGGTAATCAGCAATTCTACCGCACCGCGCGTAATTGAACTTTACAAACAGCACGGCTTCACTCTGCACCGCGTAAGTGCTCGCCGCGCTATATCCAGCAAAGGCAGCACCCGCGAAACAGCGAGTGATGTCGTAGCCACTTTGGGAGTGCAGTGATGATGAAGCTGATTAATCGCAGTAAGCAATCACCTATTGGTCGCCGCGCTTGCGATGTTGCGCTGGCGGCGCACCACGCAAAATATGGCGATTACGGCAGGCAGAAGCACCAGACAAATTACACCGTTGAGGTGGATGGCATGAAGGTCACCGTCGAAGTCGTCAACCGGGCCACCAGCTATGTCGCCACAGCAATGATCGGCGTTCGTAAACTTCGAAACCTGCCAGCACAGGCACACTGAATAACAATGACGGCCCCGACTGGGGCCACTGGAGAACATCGATGGACGAAGAAGTATTTACCAGAGATGAGGCCGCCGCCTTCCTTAAAGTGGATAAAGGCACGATTGCCCAGTGGATAAAGTCCGGTCGCCTGGCTGCTACCCGAAAAAATCCACATAAGAAAAAAAGCCCATACCTGATCTGCAAAACAGACTGTATTGCGGCAGTGAAGAACCCGATCCACAATCAACCTGTGAATGCGGTTGATGTGCAGGAGGATAAAGCATGTCAATCAAACAACGTGCCGGTACGTGGCACTGCGACTTCGTTACGCCTGGTGGAAGTCGAATTAGACGGTCTCTTGGGACAACGGACAAAAGGCAAGCGCAGGAGCTCTATGATCAGCTGAAAGCTGAAGCATGGCGAGTTGATAAGATGGGGGAGTTTAAGCCGCGAACGTTCGATGAAGCGTGCGTTCGCTGGCTTAACGAAAAGCAGCACAAGAAAAGCCTGGACGATGACAAAAGCCGGATCGGATTCTGGAGGATGCACTTCAAAGGAATGGACCTGTCAGCAATCACGGAAGACAGGATCTTGTCGGCGGTGAGTTCGATGGTTAATCGCAAACATCGAATGAACTGGGAGGCTAAACGGGACAGCCTGCTGCGAAGAGGTAAGCCGGTTCCTGAATTTAAGGATAAACCAGCGTCGCTGGCGACGAAGGCGACGCACCTTGCTTTCATCCGGGCGCTGTTACGATGCGCGGCCAACGAATGGCGATGGATAGCCAAAGCGCCGAACATCAAATGCCCGGTGCCGAAAAATAAGCGTATTCGCTGGCTAACCAAAGAGGAAGCGGCGAACCTGATCCGGGAGCTTCCCGAGCATATGAAGCCAGTTGTTATTTTTGCACTGGCGACAGGGCTGCGCAGATCGAACATCACCGATCTGGAGTGGTCACAAATTGATATGCAGAGGAAGGTCGCGTGGATTCACCCCGAGGACGCGAAAGCAGGAAGGGCGATTGGGGTCGCCCTGAACGAATCGTCCTGTAAGGTGCTGCGGGAGCAACTGGGGAAACATAACCGTTGGGTCTTTGTTCACACTGAATCATCCGTTCGCCCGGATGGAACGAGAACAAAGGCAGTGCGCAAAATGCGGTCTGATGCTAACACGGCATGGCGCGCGGCGTTAAGGCGGGCGGGAATAGAAAATTTCCGCTTCCATGACCTGCGGCACACCTGGGCAAGCTGGCTTGTACAGTCCGGCGTGCCACTCAGTGCGCTACAGGAAATGGGCGGGTGGGAAAGTATCGAGATGGTGCAGCGTTATGCGCATCTGGCACCGAATCACCTGACGCAGCATGCCATGCAAATCGACTCATTCCTGGCGGGGAATGGCACAAATATGGCACAAGGCGCTTTTGCTGAACTGGTGAATATCGCGTGAACCCGCGTGGTTAGTGGTGCCGATAAGAGGAGTCGAACCTCCGACCTTCGCATTACGAATGCGCTGCTCTACCAACTGAGCTATATCGGCCCTGAAAGGACATGTTCACGAACGTGAATCACGGTGGACAAGGTTAAAACTAACCGGGCGATGCGTCAATGGCCTTGTGAATCAAATGGCTACTTTTGCATCACCCGGTTTTATTTACGCACGAATGGTGTAATCACCAATGCCGATCCACTTGTAAGTGGTCAGTGCTTCCAGCCCCATTGGGCCACGCGCGTGGAGTTTTTGTGTGCTTACCGCCACTTCCGCACCCAGACCAAACTGGCCGCCGTCGGTAAAACGCGTAGAGGCGTTAACGTAAACAGCGGACGAATCCACTTCGTTAACAAAACGCTGGGCGTTGCGCATATCGCGGGTCAGGATCGCATCGGAGTGTTGTGTGCCGTGTTCACGAATATGGGCGATGGCATCGTCAAGATCGCTGACGATTTTGACGTTCAAATCTAATGACAGAAACTCATCGTCATACTCTTCGGCTTTAACAGCAACCACCTTCGCAGGGCCTGCCTGCAACTGCGCCAGTGCAGCTGCATCTGCGTGTAATGTCACGCCGCTTTCCGCCATTTGTTTGCTTAATGCGGGCAGGAAGCTATCGGCGATGTTTTTATTCACCAGCAACGTTTCAACCGTATTACATGTGCTCGGTCGCTGAGTTTTCGCGTTGACGATCACTTTTAATGCTTCAGCGATCTCTACACTTTCATCAACGTAAATATGGCATACGCCTATACCACCTGTGATCACCGGGATTGTCGACTGTTCACGGCACAGTTTATGCAAACCAGCGCCACCACGCGGGATCAGCATGTCGATGTATTTATCCATACGCAGCATTTCACTGACCAGCGCACGGTCAGGATTATCAATCGCCTGCACGGCACCCGCCGGTAAGCCGCAGGATTTCAGGGCGTCCTGAATCACCGCCACCGTTGCAGCGTTAGTGCGACACGTTTCTTTGCCACCGCGCAGGATCACCGCATTACCGGTTTTCAGGCACAGCGAAGCGACATCAACCGTCACGTTCGGGCGCGCTTCATAAATCACGCCAATAACCCCCAGCGGTACGCGACGACGCTCAAGACGCAGGCCGCTGTCCAGTACGCCGCCATCGATTACCTGCCCCACCGGATCGGCGAGGTTGCACACCTGACGTACATCGTCGGCAATGCCTTTCAGCCGTGCGGGCGTCAGTGCCAGACGGTCAAGCATCGCTTCGCTAAGGCCATTGGCTCGCGCGTCAGCAACATCCTGGGCGTTAGCGTTGAGGATGATTTCGCTTTGTGCTTCCAGTTCATCGGCGATTTTTTCCAGCACGCGATTTTTTTCGCGGCTGGAGAGTTGCGCTAATTTATACGAGGCTTGCTTCGCAGCAATGCCCATTTGTTCCAGCAT